CTTATAGAAGGTCCTGTATGTCCTGTAGGTCCTGTATGTCCTGTAGGTCCTGTAGGTCCTGTAGGTCCTGTAGGTCCTGTAGGTCCTGTAGGTCCTGTAGGTCCTGTAGGTCCTGTAGGTCCTGTATCACCGGTATATCCTGTAGGTCCTGTATCACCGGTATATCCTGTAGGTCCAGTGTTTCCTTTTGTTCCCATAATAGCAGCAGTAAATACTGAAAAATTACCGGGAGAAGCAATACCAAGAGTGTTCCAACCAGAAATAGATGTTAAACTATAAACTGAACCACTTACGAGTAAAATATTGCCAAGTTCGATCTCACTGCTTGCGGCACTTGCAACACCTGGAATTTCAACTAAACTAATTAAAAAACTATTAGTTAAGATTTGTCCGGAATTAATTATCCAAGTAATCCAATTAATTTGATCTGATGTAAAAACACTTACATATAAAATAGTTTTTCCAGCATTATAACAATATTCTCCTGGAAGTAGAACATTATAATCAGTTGTATTATTAAATTGAAATGATGGAGTATAAGACATTCCAGTATATCCTGTAGGTCCTGTAGGTCCTGTGTAACCTGTGTAACCTGTATAACCGGTATATCCTGTAGGTCCTGTATCACCGGTATATCCTGTAGGTCCTGAATTTGGAGATACCCAAGCTAATGATCCACCGCCAGGCCCAGCACTTAAAAGTTGATTTGGTGTACCTACAGAATTACTTAAATCGCTAATAGAACCAGCACTTAAATTTGTATCAATAATTAGACCATTAACTCCTATTACTGTACATCGTGTACCATCAAATTTAAATCCCGAGCCAAGTCCATCTCCAATATTAATAGTAGCAGCATAGATGTCTGCAATATTTGATTTTAAATATAAATTACTTGAATTAAATGTAGCATCACTACTTCCAGTAACTCCAACGCCATTGTAAAATAAGATAGAATTAGTAGGACCAGAAAATGTAAATGTTCCAGTTGGTCCTGTAGGTCCTGTAGGTCCAGTAGGTCCAGTAGGTCCAGTAGATCCAGTATCACCAGTAGGTCCCGTATATCCTGTTGGTGCTGTAGGTCCAGTTGGTCCAGTAGGACCAGTTGGTCCAGTAGGTCCCGTATATCCTGTTGGTGCTGTAGGTCCAGTTGGTCCAGTTGGTCCAGTAGGTCCCGTAGGTCCTGTAGCACCGGTATTACTAGATTGACCATTTGGTCCCGTAGGGCCAGTAGGTCCCGTAGGTCCTGTAGCACCGGTATTACTAGATTGACCATTTGGACCCGTAGGGCCAGTAGGACCTAAATTTTTATAATTAACTCCTAGATTACATACATTCCCACCAGGACTGTATCTTAGTAATGACATCTTTATTAAAGCTTAGATATTCCTGTGACAATATCTGTCGAATTAACTGGAGCCCTAAACGCAGATGTAGGTGGGATTAGTGTCTGACTATCTCTACCACCTACTCGCTTTCTGCGAAGAGTGCGGCGACGATTTCTTCTTTGCTTACGTGTTTTTTTAGATGGCATTTCTTTACTCTAAATAAAGAGAAGAATGGAGTATATCTGGATAGGTTTAGTTCTTGCACTGGCAATAATAGTTTTTTATAGACCAGTTTCTGAAAAGATGACGAATCAGGCCCTTTTGGAAACATTAAGTAAATTTGGCAAGACTGGACCACGGCCAAAGAAGGTTGACCCATACGAAGAGCCTATTTATGGTCCAAAAACAACAGAGTTAGTGGAACCAATTCCTGCATCAAGCGGTGGTAATTCTGGAGATGTTGATTTGAATGTATATCCTGATATATATGGTCCTGAAGTGATATCTGTTCCTGGCACAAAGAAAGGTAAGCCCTCTGGTAAGCCCTCTGGTAAGCCCTCTGGTAAGCACGAATCAGATCAAGCAGACGACGAGCTTTACGAGTATAATCCAGATTTTAAAAATGCATTTCCTTTCGACGAAAACGAACCTCAACCCTTTTTAACAGATTTCTCTAAGTTTCAACATTAAAGATGTTCGGATTAAAAAATTTTAGTGGAAGCTGTTGGGTAAATACATGTCTGCAAGGAATCTTTCGTATTCCAGAGGTGCAAGAACGTTACAATAATGATACATTCGACAAGGATAATATCATTGATGAATGTCTCTCAAAAATTTGGAAATCAAAGGGTGAAGATGGGCTAAAAGACTTCTTTGAGGCTGTTCGCACAGAAGTAATGCCCGCAGGAAGAGGAATTGGAGACGCACACGAGCTTATAGTATATCTGTGTGACAAACTTCCCTTTCTTGATGAACTTATGCGATTTAAAATTGCAGATTCATTGACTTGTGTAAGTTGTCAAGATAAACAGCTAAAAGAAGATAGTGTTGTTGAGTTTACTATTGCAAGTGAAGAAGGAAATAAGCCAATGATTGATTGTATTTCTGAAACAGTTCAAGAGCACGCAATTGAAGGTTGGAAATGTGAAAAGTGTAATAAACTAGGCTGTAAAAAGCAACAACTTATTGGGTCATTTCCAAAAGTGATGGTATTTCATATGGTTTCTAATGATGGATCTATTGATTACTCTAGTATTCTTGCACTTAATAAACGCCAGTATGCTCTTATTTCGGTGAGTTGTTTTAATGGAGGACATTGGTGGGGATATGGTAGAGATATGCCGCCAGGTAGTTCATGGTATACGCTAAATGACCGTCAGGTGCAAGAGCATGGTTCTAAACAGTTTCCAATTTCTAACAAAATGAAAATACTGATTTATTATCGCCTAGAGAATTAATATGTTGCCTGTTCCAACAATAATCTTGGCGTCTATCTCCGGATTGGCTCTACTAACTGTAGTTGTTACAGTATCAACTGGAAATATAATGGCTTCTCTTGTAGTCTTATTGCTTGCAGGTTCTCTCGGATTTGTCCTTTTTAAGTTAGGTGTTCTTCGCTTTTCATCTACAGGTGATGGAATTGACATTGGATTTTATGAAAGTGGACCGGCACCTGCTCCAGCAACTGCTGTAACAGCTCAAGTTATTGAGAAACCAGAAGTTTTTTATGTAAGTGGAAATGATTATGTATATGATGATGCAGCAGCTGTTTGCGCTGCGTATGGAGGAGAACTTGCAACATATGATCAAATAAATACAGCTTATGCTGCTGGAGCAGAATGGTGTGGCTATGGTTGGTCACAGGGTGGTATGGCACTCTTTCCTACACAGGATTCCACATGGCAAACTCTTCAGCAAGAAGTTGATACAACTAAACGAACAGGATGCGGAAGACCTGGTGTCAACGGTGGTTACTTCAATCCAGCTAATAAGTTTGGCGTGAACTGCTATGGTGTTAAGCCAAATAACAGATTTGTCAAGTTTCCTTTACCAATTTCTGGAACAGATAATTCTGCATTTGAAAAACTTGTTGACAAGTATAGAGGTATGTTAAACAGAATGACAGTTTCTGCATTTAATCGCATGGGATGGTCTGAATGGAGTCCAACTTCGCATGGTGCTAACATGGTAAAAATAAATTAAGAACACTGAATAATGAACTACTCATTGGATACACCTGTTAATCGTAAGCTATATGAAATTACAGAGCGAGACGTTCCATTTGCTCCTGCTTTTGTACCAAAACCCCCTTCTGAGCAAGACCAATCTCATCGTAACATGACATGGCTTCAACATAGGCCTCAGAATCTTGGAAATATGTTTCCAAAATCAGAGTCTGGAAGAGACAAGAAAAAGTAAGTGTGTGATACAAAGATGATTGAAGTAGCACTTTTATTAGGACTAGGTACAGTCGGCTATCTTCTTGCAAATGATTCAACGGCTGTAGAGCATTATTCAAATAGTGAAGCAGAGCCTCGCCCAACTCGCAAGATTCAAGATGAAATTGTTCATTCACAAGAGCAGAAGGGCCATAATAATGAAGTTCCATTCTTTGGAGCTAATGTAACTCAAAGTATGTATTCTGGTGCCACCGATCACATTCTAGATAATCATACCGGTGCTGGCAAGGAATATTTTCAGAAGCGTGAAGTCATTTCTTTTTTTGATAGAAAGCCAGGCACTGGGCAACCATTTGGAAATCAAGTAGAGACTGAGTTCGAACAGTCGCGTATGGTAAGTGGTCAAAACATGAAGAATGTGTTTCCAATCGATCAAGTTCAGGTAGGTCCAGGAGCAAATGATGGTTACACAAATATTCCAAAGGGTGGATTTCAGCAAGAGCAGCTTCGTAATTTTGCTTTACCGAAGACCACTGATGAAACACGTGTAGTAACAAAGCCCAAGCTTTCGTATGAGCCTCCTGTCATTCCTGGTGCAAATTCGGTTACTCTTCCAGGTATTCAGGCAGATGTTAAGAAGAATAAGCCAGATCGGTTTGTGCTTCTTGGAATGGACCGTGTAAACACGGCTGTAGGAGCTCAAACTGCCCCCAAGATTTACCCCGAGCAGCCATATAAGCCTCAGGCACGCGAGACGACTGAAAGGGAGTATTTTGGCTCAGTTGGAGGCGCTATTGCCATTTTGGCTCCATATGTTCGTGCATTTACGGAGCCTTATCAGGAGTTTATGAAACTTACTGCAGAAGGTAGACCCAATCCTGCTGGTGCATCTGGCACTGGCTTCTCAATTGGACCTGAGAGTTACTCTGCGCAGTCTAATCGTAATGAGCAGGCAATTATCGATGCTGGTCGTATGAATGCTGGCGCAAGTGTAGTTTCAGCACCAGCAACTGCAGAGCATCTTGGATCTTACAGATTTAATGCTCCACTCAAGGAGGATGCTCTTGTTGAGAGAATTGATCCATCATATCTCAAGGCATTTAACCAAAATCCTTATGCACAGCCGCTTAATGCGTTTTAACAATATTTAGTGGGATTTAGTAATGGATGTTATACGAGAGCATCTAATGTATAAGAACTCAGCACTTAATATTTGTATGGCAACTATAACCCCTCAAGAACAATACGAGGTAATACGTATTCTTCATGAGAGCAAATCAGAAGTAACTATATGCTCACACAATGCTACAAATAAGTATATTAATTTTTTACTTAAAAAGATGAATATTACTCTGAAGGACTGCTCAACACAGGAGTCGGCTCATCCACAATTTTATCTTTAGGAGCTTCTTGTATATTCTCAATTTGAGAGACTGCTGCTCCTCCTGTAAGTGGATAAATTCTATTACCTACAAATGCGGCACCCATTCCTGCTGCACTTGATAGTAAGACCGATAGCATATATACTGTGGTTAAAGACGCCATTCAATCTTCTTATCAATCAGTAAGATGTTTCATTTGGTGAAAGATACGGCTTCTCAAATTGAGAATAACTTATTATGGGTTAAAAATGTTCGGGATTCAATGTTTTCGTGGTGGTTTAATGTAATTCTTTTAGTATTGGTGATTTCAGCATTTTCATACTTTCTTTATATGAGTCATGGAACCGGAGTGCCACCAGAGCTTCAGAAGGTTAAATTTGAACCAGTAACGTGGCATAATGCTGTGAGAAATGTTCCCATAACAGAGTATGGACAAATTCCTAAAGTTGAAACTGGAGATGGTGTATCGGGGTATTCCCGTAGAGCAGGTGCGCCAACAATTTGAAGCAATGAAGACAGAACCAGTAGAAGTGCTGCCTATACCTGTTGTTAAAGTGAAACGTAAACTAAGAATACCGGCTACTAACAAATGAGCTCTCAGGCTTATACTAATAAATGTCGTATATTAGCAGAAGTTGCAAATACTAAAGTTCAATATCCTGCTCGTATGTTATCAGGCAACGGTCTTATATCAACAGCCAATTGCAATCCAAATTTTAACACATTAACATATACTAAAATATGCACTAAATGTATTTTTCCTAAAATTCCTATAATTGGATATTCGGGAGACCGTTCGACAACAAATTCATCGAATATTTTAGATGGAGGCAATAGTGGAACAAATAGTTCAAATGTATTATCTGGAGGCTCTAGTTGAACAAACGTATTATCTGGAAACTAAAGTAAATGTCAACAAGCATTGTAAAATTTCAATTACGGAGAGATACAGCTGCTGCTTGGACAAGCTCTACAGTGCCTCTTCAAGAAGGAGAACCTGGTTTTGATACCACTAATAATGTATTAAAAATAGGACCAACTGGAGCGGCATCTTGGACAAATATTACTTCGGCAAATACATTCTATCCTGGGTTAATCAGAGGACCTACTGGAGATACAGGCTACACAGGACCTACAGGACCTACAGGATATACGGGACCTACTGGTGATACTCCATTTTATATAGGCTTTGGCCAAATACAAAATCCAAATCATTCTCCTCAAGTAGGAGATACTGTATCTTATAGTATTCCTGCTTGGAATCTTATTGGATTTTTTTATGGTAATACTGTTTCTCTTTATAACATAGATAAAACACGAAAAGGAGTAGGAACTATTACAGCATTAACAAATTCAACTATGTCTGTTATTATTACTAATGTTGGAACTATGGGAACTTATTCTGGAATGAATTATGTGATGCAAGAACCATTAAATGGAGCCACAGGACCAACAGGACCTATTGGACCAACTGGTTACACAGGATACACAGGCGATACAGGACCAACAGGACCTATTGGACCAACTGGTTACACAGGATACACAGGCGATACAGGACCTATTGGACCAACTGGTTACACAGGATACACAGGTGCATTTTCATTTACTGGTCCAACTGGGTCTGTTCTTTATTATAATGGAAATGGTATTACTGGATCTAGTTCCCTAACATATGGTCCAACTGGGTTTCAAGTTAATGGAGCATTTCTAAGATGGTCCAATGGTGTAACTGGTCCAACTGGATTTCAAGTATCATATGACAGTGGCACAAATTGGGGAACATTTTATGATACACTTTATAATCGAATGCCAGGTACTGTTCTATACTATTTTGAATATACAAATAATATAGCAAGCACGCCTATATCATCATTAATTACTGGGTTGACAGGCACAGTATATATAACTGCAAAACTGATTGGAGGTGGAGGTGGAGGTGGAGGTGGCGGGGGTCTTAGTGCTGGTGCTGGTGGTGGAGGGGGTGGATCTGGTTATATTACAGATATTGAGTCTATTCCTGTTCCATCAACTTCAAATATAACAATAAATTTAGGAAGTGGCGGGTATGGTGGGGGTACTACAAAAGATGGAGTTGCTGGTGGTACGACACAAATGTATGTAATTACACCACAAGGTAATACATATAGTTGGCAATCGGCAGGTGGTGGTGGTGGATTTTGTGCAACTAATAATACGGGTGGAAATGGTGGAGCTGGTCAATATGGTGGTGGCGGGGGTTTTGGCGTATCGGTAGATGGCACTGGAGGAACTAGTGTAACTGGTAATAATGGAGGTAACGGTGGGGGTGGTGGTGGAGGTAATGGAGCATTTGGAAATTCACCAGGAGGTCTTGGTGGTGCCTTCAGTGTGGGGCTGGGAGGGGGCGGTGGTGGTGGTGGGTATGGTGGGGGTAATGGAGCAAGTAGTGCTAATGATGGAAGTGCCGGAACAGCTCCAGGAGCTGGCGGTGGTGGGGCTGGTGCGAACCTGAGTGGTGCAGGGTTTAAAGGAAGTGTAATTTTATTTATTCGTTCTGCTTAGGTATTTACTCACTATTAAAATAGAAATGTTCTCCATACTCTGGCTGTTTGCTGGGTTTCTTACGGGACTCCTCATTGCAGTAGTGTTTACACCACCCCTACGCTCTGTTCCAGGATTACCAACTCCTTATGATGTAAAGCCTATGCATACCGAATCTGGATGTGTTAAATTTAAGACAATCAAAGTTCCTTGTGCGAATGCAACGTCTCTTAATTTCATCGCATCTCAACACAAATGAACCCAGTTTCTAAAGAGACACTTCCTCTGCTTTCTTTCATAGTTGGACTCGGTGTTGCGATTCTTCTCTTTCATAAACCATTTCAAAGCAAGAGTGCGTTATCTTTACCTGTTCATGAAATAGAAGGAAAAGTGATAAAAATAGATGGTAAGTGTTTTCAATATCATGCGGAGGATAGTCAATGTGAAATCCTCTCTTCTAAATAAATGGCAGACGGAGCGACAGATTTAAGTGACCTTCTTGCAGCTGGCCCGGTTCAGAATCCCCAGCTCCCACAGTCGACGACCTTTTCTCCGATTGTCACAGGTGGTGTCGACCCGTTTATCTCTCCAATGAATACAACTCCTCATAAGCCAGCTATGCAGATGACAAATCATAGCCAGACATTTAATACAGTTCGTTATGCGGTAAAAAACTTGATGGTATATTTTGGATTCTTTGCTGCCGCTATGATTATTTCATTAAGCACTCCACGCTCTCTCATTCTTCAGTATATTCCTAACACGTATACATCGGGAGGTGTTCCATCTTATATGGGTGCAGCGGTTCTTGCAGGAGTAGCTGTTGCAATCGCATGGAACACTATTTGGGTCACTGATTTAAGTATAATCGGTAATAAGAACACCATCCTTATAATAATGAAATGCGTTCCAAAGGTCTGAAACTCCATTAGAATCAAAAGTGTATTCAACAATCTGCTTTTGATTTGGGTTCTTATTTAGAACTTCTAGAGCTTTCTCCCAATTTAGTGTAAAAATACAATCTTCCATATCAATCTCAGTCTTAAACGATATAATGTAAAGCTTACTCATTGTATATCAAGAGTAGAATACCTTTAAAGGCCCATGGAGACAGAACTTGCGATTGAAGCTCTATTTAGTGCCCTGCTCTAGTGAAATACACATTACGCAAACCATACTCGCGCATACATTTTGTTAGAAGCACGGTGCATTCATTACACGGTTGTGAATACATAAACTCCATGCTTCCACCAATGCGCATTACATAAATATCAGCTCCACGAAGTTTTGAATAGTCTCCTACTGATCTAAGTAGATTCTTCTCTGCATGTATAAAGTTTCGACAACCTCGAGATGAAGCTCCATTACTACGTGATGCAATCTTATTAGTTGCAGTAGCTAGAATCTTCCCACGCTTAACAAGAATTGCCATATGGAATTTTGTTGAGTGCGTATCTACCATCTTAGTCGTTCTTGGGTCACTTAGAAAGTCGTTCAAGAGAGACGGTCGAGTAGCGGCAGGACAGTTCAAATATTGCTGATAATGATTCAGATTGTGATTACCGTAGACAGCCATTTTGATGTAAAATCAATTTGTCAAAGATAAATACGTTTTATACCAATGGAGTGGGATAAATATAGACGCAATTCAAAGGGCTGGGAAAAAGATCCAATTGCTAGAGTTCATCCAAAAATATACATGGGTCCTGCAAATAAAATTGATTTATTTACATTTAGTAGTCTTGGAATTACACATGTTGTTAATTGTGCAGAAGAATGGGTATCAAATGAATGGTATTTGAGAGAATTTCCGGAACGATATGCGTGTATTGGCGCATTAGATCATAGAACGGAAGACATTATAAAATGGTATCCAAAGTTTGAAGAGACAATGAATCGATTTCTTGCTGATGCATCCTGTAATACGATCTACGTTCATTGTGAATGTGGAATTAATCGAAGCGCATTTCTCTGTCTGATTTATATGTGTAAAAAGTTTGGAATGTCTATGCAGAATGTTATTAAGAATATTTTGATTCAGCGACCATGTGCATTAACAAATGAGAGCTTTCGCAAACAAGTCGTTGATTATATATAATGGCCGACGCAGGTGGTAATCCGCTATATGCAGCTATGAACTCTGCGGAAGGAGTAGGAGAGGAGATTTTAGGACCATCGTATAGTTATGCAGATCATATCACTGGACCAACATCTTTAGGTGTTGGTTCAAATGGTTCGTTTGGTCAACTTGGTTCAAACGCAAATGCTGTGTCTTACTACGTTCAGGCAATGATAACTGGTAATCCTCCACTTGGAAACCAGTTTTTTGTTAACACTGGTGGCATGTGTATGATACCAGATGGATCACTTCACCCCAGATACAACTACATAAACAATATGTCTTCTGGAGCAGCAGCTCTTCCATCTTCTATTTCTGAGTTAGGGGCTGATTTTAATGGCCTTATTCCGGGTGTAGCAGATGATATTGAGGGCTTAAATCCTCTTCATATGTTTACAGCTCTAGTATCTGATGCCAATCCGCCCTGCGTGTGTATGTCCTGTCCAACTAGTGGAGGAACACAAGCTAAATTTGTTAACAAAGATATGGATCCAGATTTATATGGTAGTCAATGTCAAGAGGTAGATTCGTCACAATGTATGGCGTCCACAGAATCGTTCACTAATCAAACTAGTTTTGCGAATATGATTCCAACAATTCTTGCAAGTCTTGGAATTTTATATTTCATATTTTCAGGGAGAAAATGAAGAATGACTAATGGACAATATTTTTAGAATAAAGAAGTCTAGAGATACAGTTTCAAAAGCAAAGGCATCTGAAACTATGTCTGGAACATTAGATTCAATTCATCAGAATTTAGTTTCTGAAATGAAGGATACAAATATAGATGAGCTAAAATCTCGTCAAACTGACATTCAAAAAGAATTGGATGATATGAGAGACGTATACAAAGTAACAAAACTACAAGATGAATTAAGAACTATACAGATACGCTTAGCACAACAGGATCCTCTAAAAGACTATTACATTCGTAATGCCGATATCATTTTGAAGTATTACAGTGGATCCGATAAAATTCAATCTATGAGCACAACTCCTGCTGATCAAAACACATTTGTTAAATATCTAACGCAATCGACAGTAGATATTACTGCTGTTTCTAAGAAGGATTTATACGATGAGTTTACGACTCGTATGAAACTTAATACCGGAATAGAAATTACTGAAAAGACATATACTACAGAACATTGCGACAGGTGTAATATTGCTCGCGAAGAGTTGTCCGAAGAAGGTATTCTTGTATGTCCAAAGTGTGGTTCAGAAGAATATATGTTAGTTGTTTCCGACTTTCCATCGTTTCGTGATCCACCAAAGGAAAGAAATAACTATGCTTATAAAAAGATTAACCATCTAAATGAGATTTTAAATCAGTTTCAAGCAAAAGAGAGCACAATTATTCCAGATGAGGTAATGAACGAGGTTATTTGTGAAATTAAGAAGCGCCGTATTCAAAATATTGCCGAGTTGAATGAGATTGGAATGCGAGAGATTTTAAAGAAGCTAAACCGTTCTAAGTATTATGAGCACGCAACCCATATCCTCTCTAGACTCAATGGCAATCCGCCTCCAACTATCACACCAGAAATCGAGGAAAAAATACGAGCAATGTTTCAGGAAATACAAGCACCCTTTTTGCTATATTGTCCTAATGACCGTACCAATTTTCTTTCTTATTCGTATATTTTGTATAAGTTCTTCGAACTGTTAGAGTTAGATGAATATAAGATTTATTTTCCTCTGCTAAAAAGTCGTGACCGCCTCATCGCACATGATATTATTTGGAAGAAGATTTGTGAATATTTGAAATGGGAGTTTATTAGATCAGTCTGAG